CAGATTGCCAAGAACGCGGCAGACCACACCGTCCGCTATTCGGACATCTGCAAGGACATCGACCTGCTCCATCAGTACGATTGGGGACGTGCGACGGGCTACAACGCCAACAGCTCAGAGCGACGTGCCAAGTTCATGGATATGTCGATGGCCAACTACATGCGCTGGCTGTGGAACAACCCGCAGGCCGGGCAGTCACCCTACACGCTCTTCGAGGGCGCACTTGTGCCACAGGGCAAAGACGCTGACGGCAACCTCATCTACCACTACAACGGAGCTACATTCTAACGGCTTATGGGAAAGAAGAATAACGACCGTGCGGCCAAGAGCCGACTACGCAACTTCAATAACGCAAAGCTCCTGCGTATGGATATACTCAGCGGGCTATACAAGCGTGGCTACAGCTACCGGGAAATGCGGGCAGAGGTGATGGCGCGTCTTGATCTGAAGAGCTATTCGCTCGAAACGGTCAAGAAAGACATCGACAGCCTGCTGGCAGAGTGGCGCGAGACCCGCATTGAGGACTTAGACCTTGCCCTTCAGCTTGAGCTGGAGCGTATCGACACCCTCATCAAGGAAGCGTGGGAGGCGTGGGAGAAATCCAAAGAGAGCTACAAGCGCGTCAAGAATGCGCAGAAGGGCATACCAGGAACGCCGGAGGAAGATGAGAACGGAAACATGAAGCCCAGCGAGGTTATCACGGTGGAAATGAAGCAGAACACCGAAGAGGTCGTATGCTACGGCGACCCCCGCTACCTCGACGTTATCAACCGACTGCTCATTGAGCGTCGCAAGCTTCTCGGACTCTACAGCCCGGACAAGCACGAAATTAGCGGCGAAATGAGCTTCTATAATATGCTGATGCAGACCGGGCAGGTAGGCAATAAATAACACTCAGGATATGGCAACGAGGAACGAGACGGCACGACGCAACGCAGACCGCATCTTTGGACGGTGGCGCGAGGACTGGAACACCTTCGCGGAAGAAGCATTGGGTGTTTTCCTCGATGACGAACAGAAGGCCATCGTGACAGCCGTACAGCACAACCGACGCGTCAGCGTCCGTTCCGGCACTGCCCGTGGGAAGGACTTTGTGGCCGCTGTCATTGCCATGTGCTTCCTCTACCTCACGCCCCGTTGGAACGAGAATAACGAGCTGGTTGAGAATACGAAGGTAGCCCTGACCGCACCGACTGACCGACAGGTGAAGAACATCATGATGCCGGAAATCAGCCGTCTATACAACCGCGCAAAGCGCAGGGGATTTGACCTCCCCGGCAGGCTCACGACCTACGACATACGTATGGACTCCGACGAATGGTTTCTCACGGGCTTCAAGGCAGACGAACATAACCACGAGGCTTGGTCAGGCTTCCATGCCGTAAACACCATGTTCATCGTCACCGAGGCCACGGGTATCACAGAGGACACCTTCGCGGCCATCGAGGGTAACTTGCAGGGTAACTCCCGCATCCTCATTGTGTTCAACCCAAACATCACGACGGGCTATGCCGCCAAGTCCCAGAAGCAGGAGCGGTGGAAACGGTTCTGTCTCAATGACCTCACAGCCCCCAACGTGCTACAGCGCAAGATAGTCATTCCGGGACAGGTGGACTACGAATGGGTTGTGGATAAGATAGAGACATGGTGTGAGCCTATCAGCCGGGAAGATGCGAAAGCCACGGAAGATGACTTCGAGTTCGAGGGCCAGTGGTACCGACCGAGCGACCTGTTCCGAAAGAAGGTGCTGGGACAGTTCCCCAAGGTTGACGAAGACGTGCTTATTCCTCAGTCGTGGATCGAGGAAGCAAGGGAACGCTGGAAGCAGTACAACCTTACCAGCCACAACGACGGCATCCTGGGGCTTGACGTAGCAGGTATGGGTCGTGACAGCTCCTGCGAGGTGTACCGCTATGGCGACTACGTTGAGAAAATAAAGAAAACCAACTCAGGCGGCAAGGCCGACCACATGAAGGTCGCAGGAAAGGCCACCGACTACCTCACCCGGCACACGGGCTGCTGCACAAGCATAGACACCATAGGCGAAGGTGCTGGTGTGTTCTCGCGCCTGCAGGAAATAAGCGTCGAGCAGGACGGGAGGCCGCGACTCGATAGCATCATCAGCTGTAAGTACAGCGAGGCCGCACGTATCGGCTCGCGCGAGCTTACTGACGTTACCGGGGAATACAAGTTCGCCAACATGCGGGCATACTGCTTCTGGGCAGTCCGCGACTGGCTCAACCCCGACTTCGGCAGTAACGCCATGCTGCCCCCCGGCGGCTCCCTTCTCGAAGAGGCCACGGAAATCAAGTGGAGCTTCCTCAGTAACGGCAAGATAATCATAGAGCCGAAAGAGGACATCAAGGAACGCCTCGGCTACTCTCCCGACGAGTTCGACGCGCTGGCCAACACGTTCCACCCTACGGCAGTCCGCTATGCCTCGGAGTATTACGAGGATGAGTTTGCCGACGATGACGAAGATGTTTTGTACTAATCAATAAATTTTGTAAGCTATGCCAAAGACGTTGAAAGAAATTTTAGAGGCCGGGAGGGATGCCACCCAAATAGTGTCCGACCTCAAGCAGAAGACAATCGAGGTTATTCCGTGGAGTACGCTCGAAAAGGAATACAACCCGAAGAAGCATCCGGTGATGACCGACGCCACCTACAACTCCAAGACAGACCGCAAGGGCAAGGAGCGCAAGGTGACACGCGTTATCCTTCCGTGGCAGAAACTCGCCGTGCGCCGCATGGGGGCACTTGCTTTCGGCATACCCGTAAAGCGCGTCTATAAGCCGAAGGATGAAAGGCAGAAGAAAGCCGCTGCCATCCTCGAAAGCATCTACAAGCGCAACCACATCAACAGCGTAAACCTTGAACGCTCGAAGTTCCTGTACGCCTCTTGCGAGGTCGTGACGATATGGTACACGCAGAACGTCGAGGGAGGTGCCGTCTATGCAGGCGAGAAAGCCCCGTACAAGCTGCGCTGTAAGAACTACAGCCCCATGAAGGGCGACCAGCTCTACCCGCTTTTCGACGAATACGACGATATGATAGCCCTGTCCGTTGAGTACACCCGCAAGGAGGGGACGGTCAGCGTGACCTACTTCGACACCTATACGGCAGACCAGCACTACCGCTGGAAGGCCAGCGGCACGGAATGGATTGAGGATATGACCCCGGAGCCTATCAAGATTGGCAAGATTAACGGTGTGTACGGCAACCGCGAGCAGCCTGTGTGGGAAGAGCAGAGCGAGAATGTGTTCGAGGCTGAATGGACGTACAGCTACAACGGTAACTACGTGCGCAAGAACTCACGCCCCAACTGGGTAGTATTCTGCGACCCGCAGGACAAGGTCAAGATTGGGCAGGAGAAGGATGACGAACGTCTCGGGCGCAACGTCCTCAAATACCCGGCCAACGCCAAGGCAGAATACAAGACATGGGATCAGTCCATCGAGTCCATCAAGTTCCACACCTCGGAGCTGAAGAGCAATTTCTTCATGGGCCTACAGCTTCCCGACATGTCTCAGGAGTCCATGAAGCAGACCCCGATGTCAGGCGAGGCTCGCAAGATGATGTTCCTCGACGCACAGCAGAAGGTGCTCGACGAATCAGGTATCTGGATTGAGTACTTCGACCGTGAGCTGTCAGTTGTAAAGGCTTTCGCCTGCAAGATGTTCCCTTCCTATGCCGAAGCCTTCAACGCCCTCGAAGTGGAGAACGTCATCACGCCGTACACCATACGCGAGGAAGGTGAGCGCATTAACAACTACAGCAACGCTACTGGCGGCAAGGCCGTCATGTCGCGCCGCACGGCCATCTCACGTCTCGGCATGGTAGATGACGTTGACGAAGAGATCAAGCTGATAGAGGATGAAGAGAAGGTTGACATGTTTGACGAGCCGACCGAATAATAACAAGTGAGCCATGCCAGCGAACAGCAGAAAGCCCAAGCAGTTCTCGGTAGGAGTCTATGACCGCCAGCACCTACGCAACCTCTCCGCGAGGCTGCGCAAGGTGCAGGCTCTTATTGACGAAGCGGCAGCACAGGCGACACGTATCGCCGTCCGTACCGGGTACACCGACACCACGAAAGACTTCCGATTTGATGATTTCCCGCAAGCGAGGCGTGAGATTGACCTGCTGATTGGGGAGTTAGCAAGCAGCCTCACTTCAAACATGCGAGAGGCAAGTTCTGATGCCTGGGGCGTGGCCAACGCGAAAAACGACGCGATGGTTGACTTCATGCTGGCATCTTCAGGTGTCGAAATGTCAAGGAAGGCCACCCGGCCTTGGTATAACAAGAATACCCGTGCGCTCAATGCTTTCCTTCACCGTCAGGAGGAAGGAATGGAACTGAGCAGGAACGTGTGGCGGCTCGATGACTTCAAGACGGAGCTGGAGCTGGCTCTCGAAATGGGACTTGGGCGAGGCAAGGCCGCTGCCGAACTGAGCCGCGACGTGCGCTCATACCTGAAGCACCCCGACAAGCTCTTCCGACGTGTACGCGACGAGAGGGGCAACCTGCGTCTGAGCCGGGCTGCTGCCGCATTCCATCCCGGACAGGGCGTGTATCGCTCCAGCTACAAGAATGCCCTCAGATTGACGGCCACCGAGACCAATATGGCCTACCGCATGGCAGACAACAGGCGGTGGCAGCAGATTGGGTTCGTATTGGGTCAGCATATACAGCCCAGCCCGACAAACCACCCGGTCGTTGACATCTGCGACGAGCTGCAGGGCGACTACCCGAAGGACTTTATCTTTGTCGGCTGGCATCCGTTCTGCAAGTGTTTTGCCGTGCCGAAGCTTCCTTCAATCGAGCAGTTCACCAAGTATCAGCAGGCCATCCTCGACGGAGAGGACGTGAGCGAATGGCAATGGGGAAGTGATGAAGTTGAGGAAATGCCGGACACGTTCACGCAATGGGCAAAGGAAAACGCCGGGCGCGTCGAGTCAGCAAGAAAGCTCCCCTATTTCATAAAGGATAACTACAGCCGCTTCAAGTGGGAGAGCTACGATGAGAGCTGGCAGCAGACCTATTTCGACAATGACAGCCTCGGCTATGTCGCCACGCAGGGCGATAGGATTGCACAGGGTCATCGAAACAAACAGGAGCTTGCGAAATTCCGCAAAGAGCAGGCCATGTGCCGGGTACTTGCCTCTCACGGAAAGCGCGTCGAACACCTCGCAGAGACACCGGGCATAAGCTCTTCCGACATCACCGTGAACGGCATACCAGCTGACTTGAAGCGGACGGCCAGCCATGTAAACATCTTGAAATATGCCCGCCACGCTACAAATAGCCAGGGGGCGAAAATGGTTGTTTACCAGTTCGACAAAGAGACGCGAGAAATCTATCTTGAACTTGAAAAACTGAAAAAGCGAGGTATTAGGTTCCTGTATTTCTTCACTGGCAGGGAAGATACTCTCTATTGAAAATGGGACAGCCCCACGGAAACCGTGAGGCTGAACGTGTGGTGCGAGCCGCCCGAAGCGTGACACGCCCCTAATTCTGCTGCAAATTTACAACTTATTTTTGATACTCCAAAATTATTTGGCAGTTTTTTGCTTCTTCCTGTAAAGGAACTGCTTTGACACTATACACTTGGGCGTTACCTTCGGGTGCTGATGGTCAATCTTTGCAGCCCACA